GGTTCCATTTCGCGTATTTGGTAACCGATGCTGACATTGCTTCGGATACCATCTTTGACGTCGTCATAAATCTCTCTAGCCAGCGCACCCTTTCCAAAGCGCACCACCGCCCGTAACCGTCGAGCGGATTGATCCAGATAGGTCCTTTCGACCACGCCAATTTGTTTCGTCATATCGTGATCGAGCAACAGCGGAGCATGGCCGCTGTTCATACGGCCAAGATCGACCGCATCGTCACTATGACGCAAAACCTCCATGCCGAACGAACGCTCGACCGGCTCTTCCGACGATAGGGACATCCGCACCCGGCGGTCGTCCTCGTCCATCATTTCTGCCTCTGTCGCGCGGAATGTCAGCAACGAACGATCAAAGCGCGAATAGTCATCTTCGTCTTCTTTGTCGCCTGCGGTCATAGCGACCGGCTCGTCCATATCCGCCTTTCCGAACGTGATGACATAGGCGTCATCAGTTTCTTCGACTTTTTGAATGTGTCTATCCATCGCAAGACCCCTCTCGTCGTCAGATTGTACATCAGTTTTCAATGGGTGACCATCCGGCAGCAAATCAGTGTCGTGTTTGCCACTGCGGAAACGGCCGTTCCTTACCGCGTATAAAAAGCTATTGATCCGCGCAAATGCCCATTGCTCCGGGCTGGTCACGGTCGGGCGCACGCTCTGCGGGTTCGTTTTATAAGCGCCAATGCCGCGCCGGAATACTGCCGACAGCATCCGCACTGTGACGCGCTTGGAAGGCGTGTCACCGTGTTCTTCGTTATGTTCTTCGACCTTGTTTTTAATGCCTACGGCTGCGCTGTCTGTGATCGGCTCGACGCGCTCTTCACCATCAATGCGGTCTAGGCTAGCGGCTTTGCCACGCGCCCATGATTGGCCAGGATCACCGCCCCATGCCGCCCACGCCACGCGACCGGGCGACGGATAACCATCCTCACCGGGACGGAAACCCTCGGCTTCTTTATCGACCCCATGGCGGCTGAAAAAGCTGTGCATCCGGCGCACGGTCTCCGGTGATAGTTCCTGCCGGTTCACAAGCTGACGAGCGCGTGCAACAGCGACGTCGGTGCCGCCCTTCTCACCCTCGGCACGCCAATCGAAGAAGCGCTGCGCCTCTTCGGCCATTGCCTCGGTCGGCGTCAGGTCGATTGTCTCACCCTTGTAGGTCGCCATTTTCCTCGCCTCGATCAATGGTCGGCTCGGCCGGTAGCTTTGTGCCGAACGGCTGGAAAGCAGTGTCGATCCCGTACCTGTCAGCCAGTTCACGTTCTCGATCGATCTGTTCAAAGACGTCTTCAGTGTCGCGACCATAGTGCGAATGGATATCTTGCAGGCTGACGATGCCGTTGTTCAGAGCTAGCACATTCGCTGCGATCTCTTTTTGCGGATCGACCCAATTAAAGCCGCGCGGCCGGTAAACCACCTGATCGGCAAATAGGTCATATTTGGTCATCGGCAGATTAATCCGACCATTTGTGATCGCCATCTCCAGCCACGCCCGGTAAACGTGATCGATGAAATGGTCCACCATGAATTTTTGCATCATCTTGAAATGATCACGGTCTTCGATGGTGCCTTGCCGGATCGAGCTATAGGAAACGCCTTCCAGATTGTTCGACAGCGAGACATAACTGACGCCAAGGCCGGACGAGATAGACCGCAGAATAGCCTTCTCGAACTCTGCGAACGCCGTCGTCGGATGCGCGGGATCAAATGCCTCGAATGACATTCCGGCCGGTAGCTGCGTGAATGTTCCCGGCTCGGCTTCCATGATCGGCGCTTGCTGGTCATAATCGTCGCCGACAAACTCGTCACCTGTCGGGCTAGTGAAGAAACCCATTTTAGACGCCGCAGTGCGAGCCGCGACTAGCTCTGCTTCCTGATAGCCATCGAGCATTTTCAGCTTCGACAGCACGTTCGCCATCGGCGGGACGCCGCGCGTCTGACCGGGCCGTTCCTGAATGAAGCAGTGAATGATCTCGTCGGCCGGGACGCGGATGTGCTGGCGCTTTGTGTGCAGGCCATAAGCGTGATCGTGGTGCGGGTGATCCTCAAAAAGATGATAGGCGACCGGACGGCCAGTGCCTTTTTCGATCTCGACGCCCATGCGGATTTCGCCGCCTTCGACGCGCTGGTCGTATTCCTCGTCGAGATAGTCGGCCTCGATGAATTGCAGAGTGAACCCGAACGGGTTATCGCGTGGGTTTTTGATCTTCTTAATCAGGACCTCGCCGTCACGCGCCAGCGTCTCGATGAACAAACGCTGCGCCTGCACCCATGAAAGACGCCGGTCAGCCGTGCAGAACCCCGGACGGCCCCAAGCTGCGAAAGCACGCTCGACAAGGCGATTTCCTACAGTGTCGAGGCTGTTGTCATCGTTCCGCTTGCGAACCTGCATCTGGACGCCAGTGTCGCCCACGACGTTCGTCGCCATGATTTGCAGATAGCGCTTGGCATAGGGATGGTTCCGGCTGATCTCCCGGCACCTATCGCGCAGGATGCGGAGCGATGGCCTGATTTCGCTGTCTGCCGACCGGCTGGAAGAAATGAAATCTGCGAAGAGGCGACCAGTGTTTGCCCCGTAATAGCTCCGGCGACCGACCTTCTTTGTGGGTTTGCCTTTGAATAGATCGAGCATTCCCATATCAGAACCTCACCTTAATGGTTGCGCCGGTTTCCTCGCCGTTCTTTGCGTATTCGATCCGCAGTTCTTTTGCGTACTCCCGTTTATAGAAATCACGCGCTTCGGTCAGGTCTTGGAACGACATTTTCGTCAGGCTGCGGCCGTTGATCGAATAGCTGGCGACGTCTGCGTCTGCCTTGCCTTCCAGAATGCTCTCGATCTTGTCGATCATGATTTGAGCATGTGACCGGGGATCAACGCCATTGACGTCGAGATCATAGTGGATATCAAGCGTGCCGCGATCTATGACGATCCGGTTCGAGCTAGATGTTTCGGTGATCTCTAGCTGCCAGTGATAGTGACCTTGCGTAAAGGCGGCACTGTCGGCGCTGCTAATCGTGAAGAGATAGTATGTGGACGCCTCGGTCGCATTGACCGTGATTTCACTTGAAGCACCATGAGCTAGACGTGCCACCCATGTCGCGGAATGCGTAGCGACAGGATAGTCGCCGACTATGTCTTCGCGTTTCCATTGGACGAAATCGCCGATTACGAATTCGTGCGGCTCGGTTGTCGGCGCGTTGGCCGCATCGAAAAGATTAGACATCAGCGCCACCCATTAACAAAACCGCCTCTAGGCTGGCGGCGTCTGCGGAATACCTCTGGAACGGGTGGCTGTTGCTGGTCGTCAGCTTTTGGCGCGGGTGCTTGTTCCCGGCGGTCAGCAATGGCGTTCAAGTTCAAGTTCAAGATAGCCAGCGCCCCAATCGCATAAACCCGACAGTCTAAGGCCTCGTTCCTTGTCCGGGTTTTCACGAACTCGCGCCTCGGAAATCCCTTATGGAATTTCGTGACGATTTTCTCCGAGGCGGCAAGCTGTTTGAAATATTCATCCGGCCTGTCGTCAGGGAAGTGCATAAACCCCGGTCCTGCCATTGTAATCTTTAGACGGGAAAATATCAATTCCTTGGCAGCATCTACGCCGATGGTGAACAATTTGAT